GGCTGTTTTCAAATGTATACAAGAGCATTAAGTGATAATGAAAGAACACACAACTACAACGCATTAAGAAGTAGATTTGGAGTTTAGGTTATATTTATAATAAACCAAAGAAACTACAATGGCAAATACATTATCAAGCACTGGAATATCTAATGGAAGTAGAATACTTCCAGCTCATATATCACAAATAACTGATGCATTATCAAAACAAGAAGCATATGATATAACAATATCAGGATCTTTAGTTGTAACTGGATCAGCAAAATTTGATAGTACGCTTTCAGCTGTTTCAATGTCAGGCGATGGATCTGCATTAACAGGTATATTGAATGCAGTAACATCTTCACATTCTTTATTCAATGATTCATCATCTCATGCAATAACAGCTAACACAGCCAGTTTAGCTTTGTCAGGTAATGGAGTATTTAGTGGATCGTTTTCAGGATCGCATACAGGTATCATATTAACAGCAGTTTCAGAAAGTTTAAATTTTGCAGACGATACTGCAGCTGCTTCTGGTGGAGTTGCGTTAGGTGGGTTATATAGAAGTGGAAGTTTCGTAAAAATTAGGATTTCTTAAAAAAAATCATTATAATAGATTATATTGTTTAATTAAAAAAATACAAGTTACATTATGGCAAAAGAACAAAAAACAAAAAAACTAGAGCAAACAGATATTGACTCTATAGTAGAATTAAGACAAAAATACGCAGAAAATACAAATACATTAGGTTTAATAACAACTGATGAATATGCAATTAATCAACAATTGGAACAATTAAAATCTGAAAAAGAAAAAATGTTTATTGCGTTAAATGAGTTAAGAGATTCTGAAATAAAATTAATGGATTCTTTAAAAGAAAAATATGGAGATGGTCAGATAAATATCGAAGATGGAACATTTACTCCTGTTTCGTAGTTTTTTCCGTTAATGAATCATATTTATAATAAACATAATTATAGGAGAAAAACTAATGGCTGAAAGAATAGTATCGCCAGGTGTATTTACGCAAGAAAAAGATCAATCCTTTTTACAGAGAGGAATCAGTGAAATTGGAGCATCGATAATAGGAGCAACCACTAAAGGACCTGCTCAAGTTCCTACACAAATAGGATCATTTTCTGAATTTCAAGAAATATTTGGCGGATATACCGATGAATCATATGTACCATTTGCAGTAGAAGAATATTTAAAAAATGCAGGTGTTATAACAATAACAAGATTATTATATGAAAATGGATATAAATTACAAAATGGAGCATTAGCTGTTGTTGCACAATCTGGCTCAGGAGCAGGATTAGTAGAAACAGTAACTCATTTATTACATCCAACTCAGCCAGTATCTACCACCGGCGATTCAAATTTATTTGAAGAATCATTATTTACAGATTTAGAAACTGGATCATTTAAATTAAAAGTTTCTGGAGCATTTTCCACAGATTCATCAATACCTGGATATTCTTCTTATTTATCTAATGGATTTATTTCAGCTTCATTAGATTCAACTTCTAATAATTATATTACAAAGATTTTTGGGAATAATCCTAAATCAGTTGATTATCCTGTTTATGTAAAATATGAAAATAAAGATGCACTTTCATTATTTAATGAAAATGAAAATGTATCAATGAGTCTAGCAATTATTGAAAATTATGAATTTCTTCAAGATTTTAAAGAAGCATCTACTCCATTTATAACATCACAAAAAATTACAGGAGGCGCTTCTGTAAATTTATTTAAATTTCATACATTATCTCATGGTAAAGCTGAAAATTATGATGTTAAAGTAGGTGTAAGAGATGTTAGATTGTCTTCTGAAGTTTCTGATCCTAATGGATATGGAACTTTTACAATTGAAGTGAGAAAAGTAAATAACAAAAATTTACCAGGCTCTCCATTTGATTCAGACGATACAGATAAGTCGCCAGATATAATAGAACAATTTACCAATGTTAATTTAGATCCAGACTCTCCTAATTATATAGTTAGAAGAATTGGAGATCAATATAGAACTATTGATGCAGAAGGAAAAATATTCGATAATGGAGATTATCCAAATTTATCAAAGTATATAAGAATTGAAGTTACTGAAAATGTAGCAGCAAAAGCAATTGATTCTTCTTTAATACCATTTGGATTTAGATCAACAAATTCACCAATTCCAGATGTATCGGGGTCTGCAGGTAATTTAAATTTAAAACCTGTATCATATGTAACTTCTCAAGTTATTGGAAGCTCATATAGTGGAAAAAATTATTTTGGATTTGATTATACAAATTTAAATAACTTGAATTATTTAGCTCCATTACCAACTTCAGGTTCAAATACTGGATCAAATTCAGATTTTTATCTAGGAAATGTATCTCAAGCTGCTGAAGCTAATTTTCCAAGTATAGCTGGTGCCTATTCAGGATCAGTTGGAGATTCATTAGACGCTGGTAGATTAGCAACAGAAGTATCACTTAATACTAGAAAGTTTATGGTACCATTTCAAGGAGGATTTGATGGGTCAAGACCAAATCTACCTAAATTATCAGGAACTAATATAAAGTCTACAAATTCCTTTGGATTTGATTGTAGCACATCTACATCGACAGGAACATTGGCATATAGAAAAGCATTTGCAGCACTTAGCAATACAGATTTCTTTGACATGAACATGTTAATAACTCCTGGTATAATTGATAGATTACATTCAAGTGTAACAGCAGAAGCTAGACAATTAGCAGAAGATAGACAAGACACATTTTATATAATGGATGCAGGAGCTGTAACAGATTCAATTTCAACCGTTATTAATCAAGTTAATTCAATTGATTCAAATTATACTGCAACATATTTCCCATGGGTAAGAATTGTAGATGCTGGTAAGAATAAACCAATGTTTGTGCCACCATCTGTAGTAGTACCTGGAGCATTATCATTTAATGATTCAGTAGCAGCACCATGGTATGCACCTGCAGGATTAAATAGAGGTAGTTTAACATCAGTAATTAATACATATGAAAAATTAACCCAAGCAAATAGAGATGAATTATATGAGTCAAGAGTTAATCCAATAGCAAACTTTCCAAATCAAGGAATTTGTATATGGGGACAAAAGACTCTTCAATCTAGACCATCGGCATTAGATAGAGTTAATGTTAGAAGATTATTAATAACTGTTAAGAAATTTATTGCATCATCTACTAAATTTTTGGTATTTGAACAAAACACAGTTGAAACTAGAAATAGATTTTTAGCTATAGCAAATCCATATTTAGAAAGTGTTAGATCACAACAAGGATTACATGCATTTAGAGTTGTAATGGATTCCACTAATAATACCGCTGATTTAATTGATCAAAATATTTTATACGGACAAATATTTTTACAACCAACCAGAACTGCAGAATTTATAGTATTAGACTTTAATATTCAACCAACTGGTGCTTCATTTCCAGAATAAAATTTAGGAATTGAATATTTATATAAAAGAAATAGGAAAACAAAATGGCATTAGAACAAGAATTACCAGGAATAAATCAAAACGAATTATTTGATAGAGCGTTTGATTGGGAGCCTAAATATACTAATAGATTTATCATGTATATTGGTGATATTCCTACTTATATTATAAAAGCAGCTGCCAGACCTTCTTTAACTAATGGTGAAGTCATTCTTGATCATATTAATGTTGAGCGAAAGTTAAAAGGTAAAACCAGATGGCAAGATGTTTCAATAACATTATATGATCCAATTGTACCATCAGGAGCACAATCGGTAATGGAATGGGTAAGACTACATCATGAATCTTTAACAGGTAGAGATGGATATAGTACTCAGTATAAAAAAGATATTAGATTTAATTCACTTTCACCAACCGGAGAAATTATTGAAGAATGGTTGTTAAAAGGAGCATTTATAGCAGATTCAAATTTTGGACAAATGGATTGGTCGACAGAAGAATCAGTTCAAATTGAATTAACATTGAAATATGATTACGCTGTATTAGAATTTTAAAATAAATTATAAAAATAATGGGAGTTTAGGCTCCCATTTTTACGCTCTAAAAATATTTATTATAAATAAGTCATTCCAATCATATTGTTACATTTAAACCTAGGTAACATATGAATCGTATATTTATTATATTTTTAACTTTATTAACTTGTAATATATTCTGTCAAGATACTATTTTTAGATTTGAGGAAAAGCCACTAACTGGAAAGATTGTATTTATTGATAATAATATTATATTATATAATAAAAATAATTTTATAAAAGATATACCAACAGAAGTTGTATTTGGATATAAAAAAGACAATAAATTATCTATATTATATAAAGAAAATGAACAACCATTTTCCATAATACAAATGAATGATTATGTAATGGGTAGAACAAAAGGATATCAAGATCATATTCCAGGAATACCATTTACTATAGGATTTTTTAGTTCTTATTTTTATACATATTATAATACAAGAGGGTTAACTAGAAATCCAAAATTTTCATCATTAGCATTTACAGCAGTTCCATCAATTGTATTTACATATGTAAAACCCAAGGTTAATAAAAAATGGAGTTTAGAAAAAAGAACAGGTTATCAATTATCTAGATCTGAAAAAAATCAAGTTTCATCATGGTGGGGTGCAGTATTAGGCACTGCTACTATATTTACTCTCTATTTTTCAAGTAACTAATATTTATAATAAAGTTTTAAAAAGGAAAGTTATGGCAAAATTAACAGATCGTTATTCAAATGAAAATCTAATAAACTTAGCAACACAAAATTACGACAAAACCAAAAAAAGCACATTACCAACTGAAGTAGTAACATTAGCTTCTGGAGGTAAAGTATATCCAAAAACAAATCCATTAAGTTCTGGGAAAGTAGAAATGCGTTATATGACCGCTTATGACGAAGATATACTAACAAATGCATCATATATAAAAGAAGGAATTGTTTTAGATAAGCTATTAGAAGCACTTATAATATCGGATATCAATATAAATAACATAGCATCGGTAGACAAAGATGGATTACTTATACATGCAAGAATAGTTAGTTATGGTAAAATGTATCCAGTAATAGTAGTAGATCCAAAAACTGGAAATTCATTAGAACGTGAAGTCGATCTATCAAAAATTTCATCAATCAATTTCCAATTGGAATCAGATGACAATGGTGAATTTGATTATAAAATTAATGATGAGCTAACATTAAAATTTTGTTATGCATCTGCAGACGGAGAACAAACTGTATCTGAAGCATTACAAAAAGCTATTACTCAAGTTAATAAATCTAGATCTAAAGAAGAAATAAAACATTTTATTCAATATGAATTTTTAGCTGCAGATGCTAAAAAATTTAGATCATATATTGCAGATAATGCACCTGCAATGAATTACGAATATGAATTTGAAGGTGAAACAGGAGGCACCTTCAAAGCAAGGTTTCAACCTGGCACAGACCTTTTTTGGTTTTAAACCAGAAGATCGTGTTGATTTACACGATCAATTATTTAATATGTTATGGGTTGGAGAAGGTAGATGGACATGGAATGATATATATCATATGCCATTGTTTCTAAGAAAGTTTTATGTTAAAAAATTAAATTCTATACGTGAAAAACAAAAAACAGCAGAAAAACAAAGAAAAAAGAAACCAAATCCTAAAGATAAAATCGCAAAACCTCCTATGTAAATATTTATATAAAAAGATATTTACATGAATATTCCTTATACTTATATAGAACAATTAAAAAAATTGCCTGTAATTAGCCAAGGAGCTATTGTTCCAGGCGGCGGAAAAGATCCAAAATTTAATCAAGCTCAAGGAGAATCAGAAAGAAGACGTGCAGAGTTAAAAGAAGATACAAATACATTATCAGCATTTCAAAAATTAATTTTAGATGTTAATAATTCATATGCTAAACAAGCTTTAACTGTTAACAATGTTATAGGAGTTCAACGTGATTATGCAAATGCAGTTCTTAATCTTACAAAACGTTTAACATTTTTAGAACAACGAAATAAAGAATTAAATAAAGCATTTGGTATTAATTCAAAACAAGCAGCTGCATTAGGAACAACATATGATAAATTAGCTGTAAGATTTAACGTATCTGGAGAATCAACAAGA